ATTGACGGCATTGTTGCGTTAATCATGGCTAAAGGAATTGAAATGGCCGCAGATAAACCCAAAGCATCCGTTTATGAATCGAGAGGGGCGTTGCTCCTATGATAAATAAATTACTCTCTCTTTTTGGTAGAAAGCTTGTGAATCTGACCAACTCCGAAAGGGGCTGGAATATCATGTCGTTTGGAAATACCTCAAAAGAGAAGGTCAATAATGATACCGCGCTTACCGTGTCTACCTTCTATGCGATTATTCGAAATATTTCCGAAGACATTGCAAAGCTCCCTCTCAATATTTACCGGAAAGAAGGCGCGTACAGGTACGAAGAGACTGGACACCCTATATCTCTATTGTTGAATTACAAGCCAAACGACGACATGACGGCTATGTCATTTAGGGAATCTCGCAATGCGCAAATGATGGGCTGGGGCAACGGGTTTGCCTTTATAGAACGGTACACTGATGGAACCGTAAAGGCTTTGTGGCCGTTGCGCCCAGACAGGGTAAAACTGAAAGAAGCAAACTCTGGTCAAATTTATTATGAAGTGACTGACGAAAAAGGGTCTGTTAAGAATGAATGGCCCGAAAATATCTTTCACGGTAAAGGTCTTGGTGCTTCCGCATATTGGGGGTACAACATTGCAGCGCTTGCTTCGCAGTCCATTGGGGCCGGAATTGCTATAGATAAATTCGCAGGTTCTTATTTCGGAAACGGCCTTCATCCTTCCGGAAATCTTGAACATCCGTCTACTTTATCAGGTGAGGCGCAAAAAAGACTTAAAGATCAGTTCGAAAAACAATTGCAAGGATCAGGAAACGCTCACGGTCTTTTAGTTTTAGAAGAAGGAATGAAGTTCTCTCAGAACTTCATTGATCCGAAAGCCTCTCAATTGATAGAGACAAGGCAGTTTTCGGTTTCCGAGTTCTGCCGATGGCTCAGGATACCGCCTCACAAAGTGGCCGACTTGTCGCGCGCTACCTTCTCGAACATTGAGCAGCAGAACATTGACTATGTAACAGACTCGCTTCTGGGCTGGTGCAAGCGGTGGGAGCTTGAGGTGTGGAGCAAGCTTTTAACAGAAAAGGAAAAGCGAGATGGGTACTTTGCCCGCCATGTCGTCGAATACCTGTTAAGGGGCGACATCCAAACCAGATACAACGCCTATTCGCAATTGTGGGATAGGGGGATTTTGTGTGCCAATGAAATCCGCGCCAAAGAGGACATGAACCCAATCGACGGAGGAGACAAGTACTTTATACCACTTAACTATACCACAATCGAAAAGGCCGGACAGGACGATGCCGTAGTCGATGACATTGCAAATCGTTTGTCTAAAGCCGAAATCGCGGAATTAGAAAAGCACGTCCCGCACGCTGACGAAAACCCATCCGCATTTAAGGAGTGGATGGACGGATTCTATCGAAAGCACAGGGAGTACATTGGAAACGCCATAAGACCTCTTGGCATTAAAAGCGTCAACCTCGACATGCTTTCAATGTGGCCGTTCATGGAAGCAACAAACGCCCCCGCGATTATTCTTAACGACCTGAAACCAAGACACGCGCACTATATCGCCTCTAATTTACGGAGCTACCTTAATGGATAAATTTGAAAATGAAATCTTAGCCGTTATGCCTGAAAAGATTGAATCTATTTTGGGCATCAGAAAACAATTTACCGTCCAAATGTCGGCGGAAGAAATCGAGGCAGCGCAGAAGCGGGCTTCCAGCTTTAAGAACATTAAAGGCGAAATCGCCCTTCTGCCTATTCATGGCTACATTTCACACAGGGCATCTTTATGGGCCTTGCTTGGCTACGAGACATCGTCTGAGCTTTTAGGCTACGCTTTTGATAGTGCGGTTGAAGACCCGTCTATCGGCGCGATTGTATTTGATATTGACAGCCCCGGCGGAACGGTTCTTGGTCTTTCGGCAATTACAAACAAGATTTACAACGCGCGCGGCAAGAAGCCAATTATTGCCGTGTCAAATGACCTTATGGCATCGGCGGCCTATTTCATCGGTTCTGCGGCTGATGAGGTTATCGCCGATCCGGACAGTGAAACCGGATCAATCGGAACTATTGGGATGCACTTTGATTACTCTAAAGCGTTAGATTCCGCCGGGATTAAGGCCACTATCATCAAGGCCGGTAAATACAAAGGAGACGGAAACCCCTACGAATCGCTTTCGGACGATGCAAAAGACGACTGGCAGAACATGGTTAATGATTACTATGAAACCTTTGTCAATGCCGTTGCAAGAAACAGGGGTACGACAAACGCCAATGTAAAAAGCTCCTTCGGTCAGGGTCGGGTGTTTACCGCAAAGAAGGCAAAAGAGGCCGGGCTTATCGACCGCATAGCGACTTTTGAAGAGGTTATAAACAGCCTTGTAACTCAAAGCGCACAAAAGCGCAAAAATCAATCCGTATTGAAATCAATGACAAGGCGGCAGCCGGTCTGAGATTAAACCGTAAATAAACAATTTAACTAAAGGAACAGAACATGAATCGTGAAGCATTGAAGAAAAAGGCTGGCGAGATTCAGTCTAAAATGCAGGCGATGCTTGATGGCAATCAGGGGTTTACCGCCGAACAGCAAAAGGAATTTGACACGCTGGCTGGCGACCTCTGCAACGTTGAGCAGTCCCTGAAAAATCTCGACGCAATGGATGAGGCGAAGGCGAAGGCTGAGGCCATTCAGAACAAGCCTCTTCCGTCAACCGGGAATCCCTTCAAGAAGGATTTGGCCCAAGCGAACCCGCTTGACAACAAGCCGGTGGTTATTCCTGCACAGGCGAAGCGGTGGTCTGGCCGTCTGAATTCTTTTAAGGGGCCGGATGCCGATGTAAGGGCTTACAAGGCAGGTATGTGGCTTGCCGCCGCCCTGTGTCACAGTCAGTCGGCCAAGAAATGGTGCGAAGACCACGGTATCCCGATTACGTGGGATAACCTTCATCAAGAAGGCGTCAACACTCAGGGCGGGTATCTGGTATATCCTGAATTCGAAACCGACATTATCCGGTTGGTTGAAGAGTTCGGTTTGGCCCGAAAAGCCCTTCGTGTTGTGCCGATGATGAGCGACACAAAGAGCAGACAGCGCCGGACAGGCGGCGCAACGGCTTACTTTGTCGGAGAAGGCGACGAAATCAAGAGCTATACAGGGTCGAGGGATAACGTGAAACTGATTGCAAAGAAGTTGGCGGCCATTACAACGGCATCCAACGAGCTTACCAGTGATGCTATTGTGTCCATCGCTGATGAGGCGACGCGCGAAATCGCCCTTGCATTTGCCGAAAAAGAAGACCTTTGCGCCTTTCAGGGCGACGGAACTTCGACTTACGGCGGCATGTTCGGCGTTGTCCAGAGGCTTTCGGCCCTGAATGGCGTTGATGACGGCGGCGGGTTGGTGCTGGCCAGTGGCAATGCGTACTCGGAAGTCGTCAACGGCGATTTCGCCCGCATGATTGGCCGAATCCCGAATTACCCCGGCATTCGTCCGGAATGGTACATTTCGAAGCCCGCATGGGCGGCCACAATGCAGCCGCTTCTGTCGGCGGCAGGCGGTAATACCATGATAGACCTTGCCGGGCCACAGCCAAGAACCATGTTCAAGGGCTACCCCGTGAACTGGACAAGCGGAACAACCGTTCTTCCCGTGTCTGCCGTGAACAGCAGCATTTTCTGTTTGTTTGGAGATTTGCGGATGGCGGGTGATTTCGGAGACCGCGCCGGTATGACCATTGCCACAAGCACCGAGGCGACGGTAGGAAGCGTCAGCATGTTCGATACAGACAGCTTCGCCATTCGCGGCATCGAGCGGTTTGACATTAACATTCACGACGTTGGAACTGCTACGGCGGCCGGTCCGGGTGTCGGGTTGATTCTGGCGGCAAGCTAAGGAGTAAAAACCAATGATTGAACAAGATGGAAATGCAGTGGTAACGATCCCGATTACCAAACTGACAGCGGCAGGGACGGCCTATGTGGCATCCTTCGATACGCGAGGGTATGACCATGCCAACATTTACTTGAATGCGTACAGCTCGTCCGCTTCGTTAAGCTCGATTGTCCTGAAGGAATCCGATACAGTGACTTCGGGTTGAAGCATGACGGCCATTAAGCTTTTACGGGCGGGACAGCCACAAGTACTTCGGTTGGGTTTGTTATCGGGGCCGACACGTCAAACACCGGCGTAACTGGTACAGTTGAGCTTCAGGTTGACTTGCGAAAGCGCAAGCGGTATTGCGGCTTGTATGTTGTCGCTGACCAGGGCGCGACAAACTATGTCGCTGGAACGATTGTGCTAAGCCGTGCGGATGCGAGCGCAGACACGGCGACGCTGAAGGCTATCACGAATAATGATAGCACAGTGTCGGGCATCAAGACAGTTGTAACAGGCTAAACAACCTTTCACCAGATCGGGGGGCGCCTGCCCCTCGGTTTGGTGAGATTGTGAAAGGGATTGTATGAAGTTGAATTTAGGAAGCGGAACGGAACTTTTGGAAGATTACATAAACATTGACCTTAAGACAGGCCAAAAGGCATATCCTCTTGGTTATGAGGACGGGACGATAGACGAAATACGTGCCTCTCATTTGCTGGAGCATTTTTCACACAGGGATGTGTTTAATGTTTTATGCCATTGGGTATCAAAATTGAAAGAGGGCGGCATTCTGAAAATCGCCGTTCCCGATTTTTCAAAGATTGTCAAATTATACGGAGACAGGTCAGACGGAAAGTTTCCGTATTACCTGATGGGCGAGCAGGAGGATGAAAACGACTTTCATAAATCCATTTTTGATTCTGAAACACTGAAACAATTACTCGAAGCATCGGGTCTTTCGGGCATCAAGGAATGGAAATCAGAAATGCAGGATTGTGCCTCTTTACCTGTCAGTCTGAATCTTATGGGAGTCAAAAAAACAAAAGTCAAACGCAAGATATTTGCTGTTTGCTCCATGCCGAGGTTGATGTTTACGGACAATATGACATGTATCGTCAAACATCTTGCGGCACGCGGTATTGAGTTTGCCAGATCGAGCGGCGTTTTTTGGGGTCAGTGCATGACGCGACTCCTCGAAAACTATTCCAGCGGAGACATAGATTACATAATCACGCTTGATTATGACTCTTGGTTTTATTACGAGGATGTAATCAGGCTTTGTCAGCTTCTCGAAGAAAATCCCGAATACGACGCGGTAATGCCGGTTCAAATCAAGCGCGAAAATGAATCGCCGATGGTCGGGATTAAGACAAACAACACAGTAAACGGGCTTATCCCGCTTTCGTATTTTGACAACAAAGACATCGTGACTGCACAGACTGGGCATTTTGGCTTAACCGTGTTTAGAAGGTCATGCTTTGAAAAACTTAAAAAGCCGTGGTTTTTACCGAAGCCCGATCCGAACGGCTCATGGAACGAAGGCCGGGTTGATGAGGACATTTACTTTTGGCATAACTTTGAAGACTCAGGATGCAAGCTGGGTTTATCAACCGGTGTAAGAATCGGGCATTTAGAGTTGATGATTACCTACCCCGACAAGCTTGAGAACGGATGGAAGCCGATTCACATGCGCGTATCAGAATTAGAACAAGGAAATAAACCGGAGATTCTTAAATGAAGATTATAGCTATTCGCAGCGAACAGGGATTGGAAAAAGACAAAGAATATGATTTGTGCCAAATGTCGGCAGAAACAGTGATTCGAATGGGTATAGCTAAAGCGATTGAGCCGACGAACACAGTCGAAATCCCTGTTGGAAATCCAAACAAAGGCAAAAAGAAATGATTGTAACCCCTTACATATCTCCGGTTGCTCATCCGGTCAGCTTGACGGAAGCAAAGCTTCATTTGAGGGTTGACCACACCACAGACGATGAGCTTATTAAAACGCTTATCGGAGCGGCCACGGACTGGTGTGAAAAGTACGAAGGCCAGTCCTATATGATAAGGTCGTACAAGGCTTATCTTGATGCTTTTCAGGATGAAATATACCTTCCCTTTGCGCCTCTTGTCTCGGTTGATTCTGTGCAGTATTACGATACGGCGGGTGACTTGCAAACGCTGGCCTCGACGTATTATACGGTAGATACTGATTCGATACCGGGGCGTCTCTATCTGGCGTATAACCAAAGCTGGCCGTCAACCTATGCCATCCCGAAAGCGGTGATAATCACATTTACCGCAGGATACGCCACTACATTTACTTCTGTTGCGGCAACAAATGTTTCAACCGTTGGAAACGCTGTATTTTCCAATCTTGATTTAGTGCGCGTCGAAACGGATCAGGGCGACCTTCCCGCTCCTCTCGAAGTTGGAACTAATTATTATGTCGGCGATGTATCGGGGTCAACACTTCAACTTCATATAGATTCTGCCGCTATAACGGCAGTTGATATTACAGACACAGGAACGGGAGTGCATTACATCGGGTTTGGGGATAGAGGGCTTGTTCCGGGACGTGTGAAGGCTGCGATTAAGCTGATATTGGGCCCCCTGTACGAACACAGAGACCTAACAGCAGAGACATCAGTGAG